ACAAATAATGAACCAATCTCTAATCCTGAGAATGCACTTGCTGTAAGAACACCTGATGACTCGGATACTTCTGATCCAACTACTATTCTACCTGCTGAGTCGTCCCAATACACAGCAGCTTTCTTTGCAGATCCACTGTAGTAATTGAATACAACACCTACGTCTTTATTTGTGTCACTGCTTAGTGCACCTCCATCAACTACTTGTAATTCAAGTAAGACATCTTCAATGGTTGTATTGACAGTGTTCAATGAAGAGGTGGTGCCATTTACTGTGAGGTTACCACTAAGTGTAAGACTCGTCCCATCTATAGTTCCGACTGTGATGTTAGGTGTGCCAGTCAATCCACCAGAAGTTCCTGTTGTATTCTGAGTGCCTGCCTCATTGACACCTGGCAAGTTGATGTTTGCTGTACCATCAAATGATACACCACCTATTGTCCTTGCGTTCGCTAGTGCTGTAGCAGTTGCTGCATTACCTGTACATGATCCTGATGACCCAGAAGCATTACCAGTCACATTACCAGTCAGTGCACCTGCAAATCCTGTCGCTGTCAAAACTCCTGATGAGGAGTTGAATGTAAGATTAGATCCAGTCTTAGGTTCAATGTCTCCTGTAGCAGAGACAGAGAATAAAGGGAAACATGTAGTGTCACTTGACTCATCTGCAACTGTGATCTCAGTTACAGCACCAGCATTCTGAGGTGTAGTGTCAAATGAAAATTCACCACTCGCATTACATTTTAGGAACCCATTATTTACTGCTGCTGCAGGCATTGTATAAACTTGATCATCCCCTAATGCAGCAGGTGCCTTGATGGTAATAGCACTTGCACCATTATTTTGTGCCTCTACTAATTTGACACCTGACGCATTACTAGCGTCACCCTTTTCCCAAAATCTTCCTGACCCAATAAATTGGTTATTAGATGTTGTAGAGTCTATACCAACATAGAGATCGTTTTTATCTACAGTGAAACCTGGTTCACCTGCCTGTAAACCTGGCAAACTCGCTAGGTTACCTCTCTTAAACTGCAATACTGGAGCTGCCATCTGTGCTTAAATACCTATTTTATATTTAGAATTATGACCAAGTGCCTGCGTCGAGATCAATTTTATCATCTAATTGAACATCAAGGGTATCGACGAGGTTGTTTATAACAGTAGTGCTAAATCCTATAGGACCTGATATAGGTCCTACTGCAGAATCGACAAGGGCATCAGGAGAGATAAACTTGAAATTATCCTCAGTAGCATCATAAGTCAAGATAAAGTTAGTACCTATCCCTGCACTTATCGCAGTCGAGTTAATATCATTGATGTCTCTTAGATTTGCCACTTCTTCCCCTTCAGCAGAAAATACGGTTCTTGATTCAACTTGTTTTACGACAAAGAACTCAGTATCCTGTTGGATATCAAATTCTTCTTTGGTTCTAGAAAATCTGACGGATGGTTGTGCACCTATATCATCGTCAGCATGTGATGAACTTTGGTTGATAAGTCCAGACATGTCATATAGATGATGTGGGGTTTACTAAAACTTGTCCAGTAAATATTTTAGTTTTTACACCAGAAAAGTTATTAGTGATTAGAACATCATACTCGTATCTACCAGAGGTTATAATACCAGTTTGAGCACTTGTCATAGTCAACGTAAGTTGACCGTCAGATGGCGTGGAACCATGAGTTGCAGCGAATCCAATAGACCCTGCTGCACCAGCATGTTTTCTCATCTTCGCAGAAAAACTAAACCCAGTAAGGTTTAGAGGAGAATTATCTTGCTTCTTCACATCGAATGTTGAAGAGAAGTTTGCTCCCTGTTCTATTTGAATATTGACTGATGGAACTGCCATAATCTTATTTATTCTGTTCGTAAATTAATTGCTTCAGCAATTCAATCTCGCCTCTCAACCTGTCTATCTCATTTTTTTGAGATAAACGTGCAGTCTTATCATTCATGTAGCGTTCATACGCTGCGTGATCAGTGTTTACTATCGCTGATGTCCTTACATCCCTCTTTAGATTTGGATGGTTTTCTACCTTCATCCTTTTTGATTGGGTATGTTTCATCGAAAGTTCCCTCTAGAATTTCTGCTGCTAGTGACCATGCGTTTATCATATTTTTTTAGGATCTTGACCAGGTTCTTGTGTGTAAGGTTTGTCACCAGGTAAATTTTTCATTTTTTTACCTAGTTTTTTAAGAATGTCACTTATAGGAGTAAGTTCTTCTTTGAATTGTTTGAATGTTTTCATTATGCCACAGCGATTGCTTGGAAGTCAAGCAACTCAGCAGGTGTTGCTTGGTTTGTTGATGCGATTACTATTTTCACTTGGAAACCAGTGAACAATGGTAGATCATCTTGAGTGAATTCATATTCTAAGAATTGATCCTCAAGACTTGCTACAACATTTGTATCAGCTCTTCCATTATTATTGTTTGGATTGATAACAAAACCTGCTGCGTCAAGGTTATCAAAACCTGGCATCAACTCAAACACCTTATCTATCTCATCACCATCTGCTCTCTGTAATCTATACAAACATCTAATGTCTGCTGACGCAGGTCTCATTGCTGCAACTTTTACCTTAAGTGATGATGCAGGTGTGTCAAGTTTGATAACCTTTGTTTGATAGATGTTCTCATGTGGATCATCCACTTTATTTACCCTACCACTTGAGGCGTAGTCTCCTACAGGAGAATTGATTCTTGAACTTCTTGTGGTAATATTACTTTTGAATGCATCTATGACAGGTGATAAATCTTCATTGTTCGAGTTCATAGAGACTTGCAACATGAATGATTTATTGCCTGGTAGTTGAGATAATTGTGCTTCCTCATTAGCAACTGATGCAACCATTCTAGTCTCTGTAAATACAGTTTCATTTACAAGTGACAAATTAGTGAACCCTGTGTCTACAAAAGAATTTTCACCACCACTTACACTGGTCGCAGTTATTGTTCTAATACTTGCATTGATATCTGTGCCAGGTGGTAGACTATGTGATACTGTCGGTGTAATAGCATCAAACATTATATTTTTTGTAGCTCTTCCTTTTACTCCCCCACCAAATTTATCTTTAGAGAAGAATTTAGTACCATCAATTTTTACATGATATGAATCAAGAGTTACTCTGTCTTCAATTCCAGATGTCACATTTATAAGTGAATGAGTTTTGTTTATTTTTCTAAGTGATACTCCAGACAATTCATATTTTTGTATTGGTGTGCCTACAGAATAAGTTCTGGGTGATGAATTATCTATTCCACGAGTTATGGTACCACTTAGTTGATTTACTCCTACAGAAGTATATTCTATGATTTCATTTCCTATCATAGCATAACCAGGATTACTCGCTGTTACTTGCTCTCCCTCAAAGAAACTAAATCCAATGCTACTCGCTACAGATACTACACTTGTCTCACTCACCCCATAAGATACGGTTGTTTTGGTTGCAACTGAATCACCAGTTATATCAGCGATAGTCACTGTGTTATTCACTGCATGATTACAATGATTGATATGACTAACTTTGAAGTGCGATCCATCATATTGATCTGTATTTGTTGTCACTGTAGCAGGTATGATGTTAGGTAAAGTTGTTCCGTCACTTATAATAGTATTCGTGGTGTCGAATGTTCCTGTACCATTTGTCAATACAAGAGCGTTTGCTGCTGTGGTTACACCGACTGTTATCTTAAGATCTTGACCTAAACCTTTAACTCCGAGAGCAGCAGTGAGTATATCACCCACTTGATATCCACTTCCCGTATTGCTCCCTTTGACTGTTACGCCAGTTATTTGACCTGATGAAACAGTAACAACTCCAACTGCACCTGATCCTCTACCTGTCAAAGCAACCAAATCAACTGAACTGTATACAGCATCTTCATACCCAGTTCCAGAGTTTGTTATGGATAAGGTATTTCCAGCTTGTGAAAGGTGTGATAATTTTTCAGCAACAATACCACTGGCATCTGAATTAGATGTTTGTGTTATAACAGATCCAATGTCAGTGCCTGTTGCGATTGATGATGTAAGTCCAACAACGACCCTTCTAGAAAATGTCTCTATTGGATTATCAGGCAGTTTGTTTCTATTATCAAAAATGTTAAGTGCTGGATTATAGAAGTTGACTGCACCAGAATTTGTGGTAAATTTTGCTCTCCTTAGGGTATATTTCATATCCTCTAACTGAGAGGGTGTCCATGTGCCAGCAGTTTGACCTTTGAATAGTGATCCAAGAGTAGGTTGTTTTGTGACTATTACCTTACCTAATTCTGATTGATCTGCTGTTGTGATATCTTCCTCTCCTATCTGACATATCCATTGGTTATAGTCTGATGTCGCTGTAATAACAACAAAGGCATATTCACCTAGAGGTAGATAAACAGGAGATCTAAATGTAAATGTAGTTGGAAGAGAAGCATCTGGTGATACATTCACTTCACTAGGATTTTTGACTACGATACTATGCTTTCTTACATTTCTTGAAGGGTATCCATTGACCACATCAACTACACGTAATTCAAGAGGTATGGTCTCTGATTTTGTTGCAAAAAATAAATCAACAGATGTTATAAAGATACCATCACTCTGATCAACTTGAAATGTCTGTGCTAGAGGGTCATCATCTTCTTCTTGCTGTCTTAGAATATTTGTTATATTTGTTATATTTTGCGTAATATTCGTTATGAAATTTATAACAGGTATTACTGGTTCTGGTTCAATTCTTACAAGAGTATTATCAGTGACTAATGTGCCTTCTGAAAAATGATCCGCACTAGCACGACTAAAGTTTATACCTGGCGTTTGTGGATCAGTTGGTCTTAAACTTGATACCAATGCAGTGTTTGTACCGTTTATAAATTGCCCCTCTCTAATATGAAGGCAACCTATCAAAGCACCCTTATCATCACTCACTAATCTGAGTTGATCTACTACAGCACCTGCACCACTTGATTCACCTACCAATACCATACCTTCTTGTGCAAATCCAAAGAAATTGGAATCAGACATCTGTGACAAAGATTTAGTATCGATATTTAATACTGTAGTGGTCTCAGCGTACGATGATGACAATCCAACATTTGCCTCGTATGGGTTGTTTTCAAATACGACTGTAGGATTATTGAAAGGACCGTCTTTATGATTTGGTGTCGCTAGTCTAAATCTAAGAACCACAGCATCAGTGCCAGCATTAGTATCAGGTATTAATCCGATCACACTTTCACCTATTTGGAACGCACCAGTTACAGGTGTTACCTCTAAAAGTTTGGGTATAACATCATTACGATTCTCAATCATGTCCACACCTGCAAACGAAATATAGTGATTCGTGCCTGGTTTCAGACGAGTGCCAACAAATTCAATATTTTGCTCTCTCATATCTGGTATATCTCTTTCAGTGACGATAAGATCTGTACCGTCAGAGAGAGATAGGAAATCGCCTAATTGCTGTGCTTCATTTACGATAAAAACATCAGAGTCTGGATTGAGTGCAAGATTACCTGCCCAGCTTCTTATCATGTATGGGTTTACGTTTTCTACTCTTGTTGCAAATGGTTGTATTCTCTCTACAACTTCCTCATAATCAAGTGTGATTAGATCTCCAGTTTTCCTTACATTTGGATTACCAAAATCAGTTACATACCTTGGGTCAACAGATAAATCTGGTGCACCGTTCGTGCCCACAATACTATTAGAACCAACAAGCAAATCAATAGAATCTGAATATTTGCGTGAGACGAGTTTTCCTTCATTAATATCGTATTTAAGAAATGGAACTGTTTTATCAGCTACACCAAATGAATCGAAGGGATCTACGACAAAACCATTTTTAAACCTATCTAAACCTGTAGTTGGATCAGTAATAACTAAACTCTCAGTTTTAGATTCGAGTAATGATAATGTGGTTGAGTCCTCTAGTTTTTCAATTCTAGTTTCAAGAGCACCAATATCTTTCATGGTGTATCTTTGATTTGCACGGAAAGTAATTTTTACTTCACGTTTTGCATTAAAGACATAAGGTGGATACTCTATTTTAGCTAATTCAAAAGCATTTGGTATAGCTTCTGGTTGAACGGGTTTGACAGCAGGTTCACCCTGTTTTATAATGAAATTTCCGTTTCTTTGAAGATACAACCTATCTATTCTAGAAAGATAGTGTTTGTAATCAAATGTTATGTTTTCATCTGATACAAGAACTCTCGCAGCTTGACCAGCACCTGAAAAATCTCTTGAGTCAAATTCAAATGGTGATCTACTACCACTGTACGGAGCTACTCTAGGTCTGAAATCAACCACATCAGTATTTCTTATCTCGTCAAATATAGGCACAATGTCATATTCACTTGCATCGTAACTACTTGCTGTAATCACATCACCAGAGTCTTCAGAATTTATAACATAATGGTCAAAATATATCTTCAATCTACCCTGTGGTTCTGGGAACCCTTGTTTGCGTACAAGTCTACCAAAATCATAGAACTCTGATCTTTGTCCACTATCGAGTCTATAATTTGCTCTTATATTATTGTCACCAGGATTTACATTTGACAGTATTGCTCGAACTCCACTCTCCTCAAACTTAACCTCTTCGCCCTCTATAAAAGGTTTATTATTTTTAAAAATTATATCAACTTTTGTGGTAGAACTTCTTCCAAGAACCATGGCAGCACCACCAGAACTGACACCAATACCAATTTCACCTAAAATAATATCAGTATTATTAGCATTAGGTCCATTGTATGACCCAAGTGTAAGTTGAGGAATCGTTGGGTCTGCGTTTCCTGATGACTCAAATACAGCAGCTACAGAAACCACATCTGGAACATCTAAAGATATTTCTCTATCTTGTACACGTTTACCGAATGCAGAGGCAAATGTAAGACCATCTTGTAAACCAGTAGATATTCCTGAGTTTGATCTATTTGAACCTGAGACGATGAGAGTGGCACTTCTTGTTAGATTTTTTACTTTTGATTTTACTTTTGATTTTTGTTGTGTGCTATGCACTACAACATTATTACTTTGACTAGCTGTCAATCCTGATATTGTCACACCTTTAGCACCAGTTGTAAGTGTTACTTGATCAGTTGTAAGTGATTCAATAGATCCATCGTTGTATATGACTGTATATCTCTCCTCGTCAAATGGTGCATAAACAAAATCAGTACCTGTCAAGGATGGCATGGTCAATTGACCGTCACCATTTGTGCTAAGTCCTGTATCTTCTACTCTTACTTGTAAAAGAGAATCAGTAAGATCTACTGATTCAATCCCTTTATTAGGTAATTCAGCATACAAGAATCCACTCTTAGAATTTCTTATTTTGCCCGATACAATTTTTAGGTCGCTTACAGTGACAGTCGAACCAGGAAGTGCCTTATGACATACACCTGATACTGTGTTAGGTGCTGCTACAACAGTTACATTATTGTTTGTTGCACTCACAGCACTTACAACGTTGAATGTCACATCTGTAATACCGCCAAGTTTGTATGATATAACATCACCAACTTTGAAATTTTTTGTCCATCCAGCTGTACCACTGGTAACCACACCACCACTTGTGATACTGAATGATCTACCTGTAAGATCTTTTTTAGTTTCTAATATAACATCAGCAGCAAATGTTCTAGACGCTGCTGTTGATCTGACTGATTTTACATCACTTAGATCAAACTCAGTTATAGCAGTGATTATTCTACCATTTCTTTCACCATTTATAATTAGTTGCTCATTAGTAAGAAACTTACCTGCCACTTGATTCAACACCACAGTTGTAGAACCTGAAACACCAGATTTCAAAAATCCTCTTGCACCAGAACTTGCTCCCTCTATAACAGCAGGTAGTGCTATTGTGTGTGACTGATTTATTGTTAGTGATACATCTGTTTGAATATCAAATAACATCAATTCAAAAACACTTACATCTCCAGTATAGCCAGCGTTTTGTAATTTGAAATCATATATTCTTGCTCTTCCTATTTCTGTCAATGCTGATGATCTAGTAGATCCTAATCTTTCTTTTTGAAGAGACACATAGTCAGAATTTATAGCGGACAACTTTATCTGTGCACCGTTGAGCACATTATTAAGTCTTAGTTTATTACCTGCCTCAAATGGTACAGCAGATGACTCAACGAGTCTGGTTGTTCTAGGTTTGTCTACATCAATATGTCTTGATCCATGTGTTTTTACTTCATATCCTTTTACGTACGCTTTACCAGGTCCTATCCTAATATTCATCAAGTCTTTTGTAGGCACATTACCTTGATCTGTAATCTGTTCTGGAAAATAAGTACCGAATACGTCTACCCTATCATTTAAGCATTCTTTCGCCTCTAAATCAAATCTATCAACATAGTAATTACCACTTTCGTCAAATGTTCTTCTTGCAAATTCTTTAGCTAACTCACTGTATATTGTGGTATCTACAATTTTTACAGTAATACCCTCTTGTATACGTTGTAATTCTATAAAGTTCTCATCTTGATAATCATCTAATTCTTTCTTAATAAGAGAAACACTAAGCTTGAACCTATCAGCACCAGGAGCAGTGTAGTTGGAGAATCCAGCAGCATTATCGTATAAACTGTTATCATCAACAGCAGTGACAATTTCCTCAATAACATTTAAACCTACTCTATATGATGCGAATGGTTCATATTGATTTAGTATTATTGTTTCTGGATTTACTTCAACAAAAGATCCACGAACAAACCACACACCTCTTGTGATAGCAAAAGCAGATCCAACATTCGTTGCATTTGAATTGATTGCTGTGGCAAAGTCTGACCCATTTGTTATAGTTGTCAAACCGTAAGTGAAATCTTCAAGTGTTGTAAGAGTTTCACCATCTAAAAAACTACCTGCCAAATAATCATCAGAATCCTTTTCATATTTGATATAAAGTGTAGTATCATTAGTTTCTGATGCAGCAGCAGACAATACCTTTACAACTTGAGCGATGACACCAGTAGTTTTGCCTTGTATTCTTAGACCAACAAGTTTGTCATAGTACAATTCTACAGGAACACCAAAGAATGTAGATTCTACTTTGACAGATGTATATTGACCATCATACTTGAATACACCAGGTATGACCATCGATCCTTCTTTGAAGAAGTGTTTACCAAATTTTTCTATCTGTCCTTGCAAGATAGATTGAAGAGTTGTTAGTTCTCTTGCTTGTATTGGACTGCCAGGTTTGAAAAGGACTTTATTGAAATTCTTTGATGAATCAAAATCATCAAAATATGGACTGACATTTAGGTTGGTGTTCTGTGGCATCGTATCAGAATTCTAAGATAATTTTAATATCTTCACGTTGGTTTGTTGCTCTAGTTACTTCAGGTCTTTGGTCAATGTAGATTATATTACCAGAGTATTTTTTGATCTCTGGGTTTGCTAATCCACTGTTGTATGTTTGTCCAAAATAATATGTTCTTGAGTTCACTGTAGTTGAAACTCCCGTGAAACCTGTGTCGATTGACAAGGTTTCTGTTCCTCCTGTAGTGGTAACAATAATATTAGTATTGCCTCCACTTGCAGGGTTAGCAGTGAATCTATTTAGTTTGTATCCATAGGTAGGTTTATTACCTGAGGAATCGTTTGTAGCAAGGGATCTGTCTTGCCAATATTGTAGTGATTTTGTGACTGGATCATATCCTATGATTTGACCAACAGCAGTGGAACCAACTCCCACAGTCTGTGTGATCTCACCATCTATAGCAACCGACATACTGGTGGTTGCTGCACCTGCCAATCTCAACCCATATACTCCTGATGCAGATGAAGCAGTAAGTAAATTTGTGCTGCCAAATTGCTGTGGGTTTTCTATAATACCTATTCTTGCGAACTGGTTACCAGTTGGAAAATCTGGGTTTGTGACATCACTGTTCTCTATACGAGAATATACAAGCACTTTATTAGCACCTAATTCTCTGTATATGTCTGCACCGTGACCGCCTGGTGGTGGCACAATGACAGAGAATGATGCACCACTTCCTGTCACCACATCATCAAGGTCAAGAGTTCCAAAAGAATATCCACTACCACCATTAGTTACCTGAACAGCAGAGGGTTTACCGTTGATGAATGTGACAGATGCCAGACCATCAGATCCATCTCCCCTTATGGGAACAGCATTCTTTGTACCATTGAATTGATATGTCGCATTTGTGACATCTTCAATCACTATAGTTTCTATTTTACCATCCACAGCAGCGTTTCTTACATCTGCAACTGCTGTGTTAGAGTTCCAATCTGCAGGAACAGGAATAAATTCTGCACTGTCAAATTTTATAATATCACTTGGTTTTATAGTATAAAGATATTTCCAAACATAACCATCACTTTCTAATCTAGGTTGCAAATCTGTATGTGTGGGTTCTTCAAGAGATATAACACCACCACCACTGTTAGATGGTGAAGCACCATTGTATATGCACTCATATACTCTGAAATCTGAGTTCATGACATAGAAGTTTGCTTTATACAAACTTGATGAGTTTGTCTGTGGACTCAACCTATCAATACTATAATCTGGACGATACATCTCATATATCGTTCCTGTTTCCCATGTAATCTTTTTGATTACTCTCAACACATCTGTTGAAGTTATTTTTTTGGCAGAAATTAGAGAATCGTATACATTATCATGCTCGTCAAAATTATCAATAGGAGAAGGAGTTGCTGTGTTCCAATCCGATGCAACTGAGGTTGCATTTGGTAATCCTATGAAAACATAATAACTATTGTCGGTTGTCGAAATTCCGCTAACGAAATTCGTCGCATTCAATACTCTTATCTGATCAGTGATGATCGCTGGCATTATTTTGAAACTAAATTAGTTCGTAATTGTTATTTATGTGTAATCCAGTGACAATTTCGATGTCCTCTGAATTTGAGGAGCAGTTGATAATCCAGTGAGACCATTCAAAGGATTGACAGTAAACGCTAAACCTACAGCTCCCGTTGTAAATTTGGCGTAAGAATATGCACCATAGAAGTTGCCTGCACCTGAACTTAGTCCAGTCACATTTACTCCATGACCTGATGCAACCTCTGTGAATACCCTTATTGTTGAACCTGCACCTACTCTTGCTATGTTGCTAACTTGGAATACACCATCCACAGCAATTGTAGTAATACCAACTGTTGTTGAACCGTCAAGTGACATCGCTGTCACTCCTGATCCAATATTTGATCTACTTACAAGGAAGAAATCACCTGTGCCTATACCAGTCTCAGTAAACCCACCAAACGCATTATCTCTCAGGACTGAGTTAGTAGGTATAGAGAATTCAAATTGTAGACCTTTCGCAGTAGATCCAACACCAACTATAACTCCGTCATCACCTTCCATTGTCACAGACTCAAGAGATCTGTAAGGGTTAGTGAATCCAGTCGTACCAAATCCAGTGTTGTCTTTATCTGTATCTACAATTTTTATATCAAACTCAGTAACATTTGGATCTTCAGTTTTTGTAAATCCAATGACACCTGATTGTCCGTACATCACAGTAGATGTTGTACCTACACCAGCTATGAGTCTAGTTGCAGGTTGAACTCTACCAACATACAACCCTCTTGCCTTACTTACCTTGACTCCATCAACGAACTTGTCATCTTCTTGTTTTCTCCATGTCACAGGTCTAAGCGGTGTTTTAGATGCTGTGATACCTTGTCCCTTATAGATTGTAGTTTGTAATGTGTCTCTTGATACCACCTCTCTTATAATCCTAGGGTCTTGTTTCAACAAAGACCTATCTTTTGATGGACTTTCAATTGTTATAATGTCACCCTTTAGTATAGTCTCTACTGCTTCAGCGTTGATGATGTCAGCGTCAGTTCCTCTATAGAATAAAACTTGCAATGATGCACCTGTTGGTGGTGGTTCTGTAAATTTGAGTTGTGTTCCACCCTCAAAGGTATATGCCTTGCCAGGTTTTTGTAGCACATCATTTATGAATATTAATAATACATCATCAAGACTGATTGGACTACCTGGTGTCTTCTCAATACTAATTGGTTCACCATTTTCTCTCAGTGTAAACTGAGTTTTACTACTATTGAATTCATTAGAGAAATTATCAAGTATTTGGAATTTACCTAATACCCATCCTGAAAACTTATCATCACTTGTTTCAGTAACAGTGAATGTAGCAGGTTGAAAATTAGTTCCAGCACTAAAGTTTGTAGGTATGCCTGCTATTGTAAGGACTTCTCCCACAGTAAAACCATATCCAGTATTTGTAATTACAGGTTCTGATATACTATCACCCACACCAATTTTTATTGATACTGAAGCACCCACACCAGTGTTACCACTTATCAGTTTTATATCATCATAAGCATATGGTGAATCAAATTCAAGCAATGGTACATTTGTGAATGTGTATCCTACACCTGGCGTTCCATCCATAAAAACTTTTTTTATTCTTCCGTCTTGTATAGAAAATGTACCTGCTGCTGATGTTGTTGGATTACCACCTATCACTCTTACTCTAAATTGTGTTCCAGCTGACCTGTATCCACCACCAGTAAATCCCATAGCGACAGTTATGGTACCAAAACCCGATACCACAGCAGTTCCAAACCCAGTTTGTAATTGCTGGTATCCAAATCCTTGAGAATTACCCAACCCAACTATGATACCTTTTCTGGGTAATCTATTTGCATTGACATCAGATGTGCTGTAAGTCTCAGTTTGACCTGCTATGTCGTTTCCAGTAAAAGTAATTGATGTGATACCTGAATGTTCATTGTATCCATAATCTGTATCTGGTTTTTGGAATACATTATTGATGAGTATGACACCAAAATCAGTATTGATGCCAGTGATGTTTGAACCATTACTTGTTAGAGTAAAAGTTTTACCCACACCTGTAAACCCACCAGATATATCATCGAGCACAAAGTTACCTCTGTAATCAGATCTCATAAATGCTCTACCTTGAAACTCACTACCATCCACCACGTCAGCTACAAGGAGATTGTGTGTGCCAATACCTGCAGATGTCAAGGTGATACCCACACCTGTCAAAGCACTAGGTTTGTCCTTTGCAAATGAGAAATCATTATTACCATTTTTGATTATGAAATAATCATTGTTACCTACAAGAGGTGCAGGTGGTGTTCTTGATCTTAGTTTTATTTGTGTGCCAGTGCTGAATACCTCAGTCAACGCTGTAAATCTACTTGCAGATACATTTACCGCACCCGACTGTATTCCAATTGTTTGTCTAGTGCCACCAAACGGTGTGTCAGCAAAATGTATTTTGTTTTTTCTTATATTGTAATCACCTCTCACTAATTGCACTGGATCATTTACTAAGTGTGCTTCTTCTTGAGTGCCCATCCATGCTCGATCCACCAATACGTTGTCAGCATGTGTACCAAACCCAATCACTTGGATACGCATGATCTCATTACCCATTTTTATAATATCATAATTTTTAAACTTATTAGGATCTGTAAATCTTGCTTCACGATTGAACATCGTGCTCTTCAAAGTTGTTGATACGTTTGTATTTTCAAGAAGAGGTGATTGTATTACATTGTCAATAGTGACAATACACTTAGTATCTAATTTTTGAGTGGTGAAACTTTGTGTTGTGCCAACACCAACTGTTGTCAAACCTATTGGGTCACTTGACACAGCTAAGTCTCTAGTCGCAGCAACTTTAAATTTATTTTCATCTAATTTTATAACAAAAACAGTTGATGGTAATGTTGTTGCTGCACCAACACCAGGACTATTATGATCTATACCAACAGGTGTGCCAGCAAACGCTTCATATGTCAATTCTTCACCAGTGGTAAAAAAATGATTCTTTATAACAAAAGTATCTTTACCAATCAATACATCAGATGCTGCACCAGCGTCAAACTCATGAGAAAATAGTTGGTCACCTTTGTGTGTCAACCTAAAAGAGGTTTGAAAACTCTCACTTGCAGTATTGAATTGTTTATTGACTGACGCTAATTGAAATGTCATTAGTACGTTACGGTTGTGTTGCTTGAAACTGAATCTGGTTTATCAATCTTCAATTCATGTGTTCTTATCGTATACGCTTTGTTAGCAACAGGTAAGAATTTCAACTGCGTATTTGTGCTAGTAATATGTATGCTAGTATTTGACATATTACGTTTTTCACTGTCAGATGTGAATAGATTATTGTAAGTATTGAATGTAGCATTCCCACCAAATGAGTTTGATCCAACTATGAATACTGAATACTCATCATCAGTTGTATTGTGTATTTCAACATGGAATCTGCATGTGGTGTAATTGGCGTATGATTTTTCAGATATTATTTGATCACTAGGAGACCCATTAGCAGGCAGTTGTATAAATGTGCTGTCTAACATAGTGTCACCTATATGATACTCATCAACTATGCCTGAGTTTGCATGAGTTTGTGCCACACCTACTGCCCTGACAAGAGAAGATACTGTTACTGCCATTCCCACAGGAGGAGTGTGTTGCAATTTCAATACATCACTTGTATTGTCTAAAGAAAATGTACCGATGTCTGTATCAGCATCCATTTTACCAGTGTTTGTGAATATGACATTGTTTGAACCATCAATCAACCATAAGAATTCATCTATTTCTTTTTCGCCACTAGGACCTCTAGCTGACACTAAAATACTGCCAGATTTATACATGGTTGCATCCACTTCATCAACATCTTGTAGAGTGTTACTTACTGCTAGAGATTTTGTAACTCCTTTGTATTCAACTAATCCAAATGCGGTAGATGCTACACCAACACCATTCGTAATTATCTCTTTATGGAATGTAATATCATATTCTAATGCTGAATTGTTAGGTATATACAACACACTTGCAAGAGGTCCGTTTGTCTCAGCACTAAATTCTCCAAGGTCATCAGAGTCAGATAATTCTGAATAGGTGTTTAGATAAGCATTTGTGCCATCATGGAATACAACAAATTCTGAATACTGAGTTGCATTGAATGATATACCTGCTGATACGTCAAGAGTTACTTGAGCGTAATATTTGACAGCACTTATACCATCACCTGCAGGACCTCCTGTCAACATGTCAAATGTATCTAATTCTACAGATCTTACAAGGTTAGGATCAGAGTAGAATTGTGGACTTATATCATCTAATTCTAATACACGGTTTGTCTTACAAATAAGTCCATCACCAAATCTACCAGATAAGAATTGAACTTCGTCACTTATATTTTCATCAAGGTTTGTATTCTCACTTACAAGATCGAAGTTATGAGTGTCTAGTAATGACGCTTGTGCATCAATAACAACAACATTACCTGCACCTGATGATATACCAGCAGGTTGTGAACTGGTGGTTGGTACAGAATTTATAAGATGATCAGAGTGTTTCTTGAACCCTGCTATGTGAGCGAGAGAGTCGACTGGTTCACTCCAACTATTAATGCCAACAAAACTCTTGAGCGAGTATGCAAAGTATTGATAGTAATCATTATCTTGAACTCTTTGATAAAAATCATTTAGTTTACCTGTATCTCTCTCCCAACCAAATGCTTTTTCAGATGATGTGTCGAGAGTAAAGTATCCTTCATATGCTTGTGATGAGTCAATTGTTCCACCTGCTTTAGAGAACTTACCAGTGATAACATCACCAACATTGAATCCTACAAGAGAATCAATTCTTAAAGTATTTCTTGTTTTACCTTTTCCTATGATAACTCTTGACTCTTGACCTGATGATGACACAACTGGTTCACCATTTAGAAATGTGCTTTCAATTAGATTGACCTTGAACTTAGCAAGATCTTTATCCTTGACAACCACACCGTATTTTCCAAGGTCGTGAACACCAGGATCTCTGTCAACCTCATATGTAAGTGTTGCTTGATTTACGTTTCCGAATGCAGTGTTTACGCCAGTAAGAGTAAACGACTTATAACCATAGTCAGCTGAGTTGAATCCATTTCCAGTGGATACGCCTGTATTTTCTACAAATACTTTATCTCCTACTGCGAATGGTATTGGCACTGCAGTGGTAAATCCTGTAAGAGGTGTTTGTAGTCTGAGTGTGACGTTTGGTTCATTGTATGTGCAACTTATGATACCAACACCGTTTGAATTATTCACAGCAAATAATTCAACATCACCTGAACTTAAATTACCGCCAGCAAATATAACTTTGACATTTGAAACAGATCCACCCTTTATCTCTGCTTCAAATTCTGCATTTTGATTTATTGAATCTGTCTTACTATTGTATACTACAAAATCAGGAGGTGTAAGATAGTTTCTACCTGTAGATGTAATTGCCACACTATCCACAGCAAAATTATCTTTCAAAAACAATACTTGTGGCACTGCTGCCTGTGGTTGTAGTGTCAAATCAGATGGATAATCATACCCAGTATCAACTAATTGAACTTCATCCAATCTACCTATGTCTCTTCCAAACGCTTTGAGGTTGGCAGAGGATCCAGTTGTAGATGCTATTGATACTTGAGGTATATCTTTGTAATTAGACCCACCACCCTGTAATAGGACTCTTGCAACACCGCCTCTGACACTTGGTGAGTTAGTTATGTAAGAAATTTGAGATTCACTTGTATATCCTACCTTTTCAGGAACTGTGAATAGATTCCAACTGAATGTGTTTGCATCTTTAGATAGTATTGTATGATTTCCTGTAAACTTACTTTGGTTTACAAATATTTTAGAATAGTCTCGTATTTCCTTGTTTACTTCTATGACTTTAGTATTCTGTAAAGGTAAGAATTTGTAGTACAATACATCAGGCACACGATCAGTAAAGTTTATAGATGTTTTTGACCCTGCGTTGCCAGGTATGCCAGTGTTTATAACTTCTATTGCAGATTTACCTGTGCCTACAAAAGGTTTTTTATAATCTTGATCTAAGAAGAATGATAGTTTTGTATTTTCAAGTGATATGTCAGATGTATCTATTTCTAGTGTATCACCTGTAATAAGAGATATTGGAGGATTTATTGATGATCCTATACTCACATACCTTGACCCTGAATCATATACTGCAGATACAGAACTGGTTGCGGAAGACACAACAGTCAAATTAAGATTATCTCCTCTCTCAAATGTGTGACCATTAGATGTTGCTGTAACACCAATTATTCTAAGTGTGCCAGTGACAATATCTTTTTTTGTTTTGAAGAAGTGAGTATTACCGATTGCCACATTTCCACTAAACATTACTCTATTGGCATCAGATCCTAAGTCAGTTTGAGATGTAACAATACCTATCAAGTTATTATCTAATACCTGCACAAATACTTCAGGTGGCAGTGGTCTCTTGAACGCACCTGCAACTCTCTTCATTGCATCAGTTTGATATGTAAGCGAGGTACCTGCACCTGGACTATACTCTACTTTCTCACCATTCCTAAATGGGTGATTTGGTATGTAGATTGTCCTTGTTGGTATGAATATGTCTTTTGTTTCATTTCCAAAGAATGATACTATTTGATGACCACCTCTCCCAGCTACTGTCACTGTGGTGCCAATACCTACACCAAAAGTATTACCTGTACCCACCACTGATTCAGCATTGAAGTAATATGCTACATCTTCATTTGTGGTCAAATTGACAGGTTTAGATAATTGATATGTAAATTCATTCTCTAGTCTTGTAATTGTAGATCCAAATGTATGTGCAGCACCTGCTGTGCCATTTTGTGCTCTAAGTAATTCCAGCCTATTATTTTTTATATCAAAATTTATTATCTTTAATTGTTCACTATCAATCTGTAAAATGTCATTTATTTTAAATTTGTACCCCTTGATCACATCAGGTATCCAATCAGAGATAAGAACACTTGTGGTAAGACCTGTATTGTTTACACTTGCCATTGATACGCCAAGACCTGTGCTTACTTCTTTAAGGTCAATTTTTGCGTTACGCACAGCGAGGTTTGAGTGAGTGCTTGTTGATATGCCTATTATTTCTACAAAGGAATTATCAGCAACTCCGATAGGTCCTGTGTGTATGCCCGTGACACCATTCGCATTTACAACTAAAACTATGTCTTCTATTTCAGTAATTGATGATGTTATATTTGTTATGTCAGGACCTTCAACAAAGTTGACTTTACCTATCGCACCAAAACCACCCGTCAAACTATTATCAAAAACTAATTTGTCACCAACATTATAATTTTTACCTGTGGTTACTATGTCAATTCTATCAATCAAACCATTCTTAGTTTGAGTTATTTTTGAGTTTATAAGTGTATTTTTGTTCGCCTGTGCCACATACTCATACTCAGATATATTGTATGGTTCAGTATTTCTTACCAAACCCAGTGAAGGAAGATTTAGATCTTGATTAGATTCATATGAATTATTGAAAGTTTGTAATTTAGAATTATAAGTGTCACCTACAATGTATGGGAATACTGGTGTTCTAGCATTGTTGAAAGGACTATTGGGGTTATTCACCTCAATAGCATCAACTGTTGTGTAGTATGCATACACACCATTTGGATATTCAGGAGTAGGAGCAAATCTACCGTTGTGCTCATCAAGGTCACCAGTACCCTCTACATAAGTAAAATCTTCTACGAAAAAACCAGCAGGGTAAATGTTGATGTTAGGTCCGTCAACTCTAGAACTCGCTAACTTACGATAACTTGATTCTATATACTTTTTCTTACCATCAACAATAGCGTAAGGTCCGTAAATTGGATTACCATCATACGCCCAACCAAGAATAGGTGAATGATCTTGACCCACATCACCTAAAAAGTTTCTTAGATTACGAGGCACATAATAATTTACATAAGGATTACCTAAATCAAAATCTCTTGGTGTTTCCAAGAATCCATCATCATCTTTTACGTCACCAAACTTGGCATATCTCTCTACTTGGTTGATAGTCCATTTCTTGACCTCACTAGAGAAGATAGCACCTTGGCCAGGTGTTTTTGCTGTGGCAGTTGTTTGTGCTTGAGTGTATCCAGCACCCTTTGTTATAATATCAATACTTGTTATAGTACCATTTGTTATATTTGCTTTTGCTTTACATCCTGTGCCATCACCATCTATGATAATATCTGCACTAAAGAAGTTTTCACCACCATCTTTTATGATGATTTGATCTACACCACCATTTACAATAAATGGTTGCAAGAATGCTTTTTCACCAACAGTGTGTTCTATTACTGGTTTGAAATTGTCATTTATGACTGTAGATCCAAAATCACTACCTTTTTGACTTACATGCACCGCAGTTATATTTCCTCTTATTATCGGTGTAGCAGTTGCATTGATTGTTGATATACCTTGTCTACCACTAATGTCCACTGATATTGGAGGATCTTGAAATACATGAGTCCCCAATCCATTATCATTCAAACTTATAAACGTTAGTAATTCCTTGTTGTCAGATAATCTAAAACTATCATCATCAATTTTCTCAATAAAATATTCACCACCATTTGTAAGACCACCTATGGCAGACTCGGTAGATGTGTACTTGATTATTTCTGAATTATTAAATCCGTGAGAGGGAATCACGATTGTATCAATAAATGTATTGATACCAGAGCTAGTATGTACCTCTCTGTTCTTAAATAAACCAACGTCCTCTGTTAGGATTTTGTCAACCTTTTGTCTTCTAGAAGTTGTTTTGAAACTTTGTAAACCACCACCGTTAGTGGTAAGATCGATTGTACCTATACCAGATAATGCTTTTGTTTTTGATACAGAAATGTGAATTTGAAAATCGTCTATTTTTACAACAAAATAAGGTGCTGTGTCGACCAGAAGACCTGGTGTAATACCAATACCTATGCCTGTGCTACCGTTAGTTTGATATATAATCTCCTCTCCATTCTTGAATCCATGTGGTGATGAGAATACAAACCTATCTGTAGCAGTATTCACCACACCACCAGTAGATGTTGAATCAAATTCAACAGTTTGATTGACAAACTTCATCTTTGCCTTTGCTATGGCTGTGGTATTGTTGCCACCAATTATTTTTACTGTGGGTGTCTCTTCATAGTCAAAACCTTCAGTATCAACGAGTATTTCTTCTAAAGTTCCTTCTACTTGTGCTATCACAGATGCTGCTGTCCCTGCATGTCCATCCTGTGTGACTGTCAATTTTGGTGGATTTACAACATCATACCCAGAACCTGTGTTTAATACCTCTACACCTTGCAGAGATCCAAAATATACAATGTCTGATGATTTGTATGAATATGCTTCTACACCATTCGCAAATAAACCAACACCACCCTGCACTGTCTTATCTTTTACATCACCATATTCAGGAGCACCAAACTTTCTTATTATATTCTGTGCACCAAGGTCTGTACCAAAAAGTGAATCTGGTGTCAGTGTATGTGATGTTGGTGTCCCTATGTCATTACTGATAAAGGCAGTTATAAATTGACCTCTTCTTACGTTCTCTCCTGTAAATGCTAATTTGACAGTATTACTATCGATTCTCTTGACATAGTATGACTCTCCATCATTTAGATTGGTAAGTGTGCCTATGCCTGAAGAAGAGTATGCTACAAGATCACCATCATAAAAGTCATGGTCTGGCACATTTATCTCGACGGTGTTTGTATTGACACCCACATTTGTAAATGATCTAATTCTCTTCTGTGGGTCAATAGTCCAATGAGGTAAACTATTTGATGCAACATGCACAGCAACCCCATCATTATATGTGTTTTGTACGTCAGCTGTTCTATCTTTCTGTATTTTTAATTTTCTTCTTAACTTATACTTCTTTGTAGTATCAAGAGTAGGAACACTGACTGATATTGAGTCACTTTGATTCTTATCAAATACGAAAGTTATAGTACCATCTAATTTGTTATCTGGATCATTTTGATCTATAACTTCTATTTGATCACCAACATACAGAGAGAAGTTTGCTGCTGCGAGTTTGAAGTTGTAACTATTAGTGCTCTTAAGTGTGTATCTCTCGATAGCGTAAGTGGATGATGTGTTGTAAATCCACGTGGTATATCTCAAATCATTTTCTATTCTACCCAGCTGTTTTATATTGATCTCAGAATCTTCTTGTTGATTGATTGCGGAACCAACAAATTTATTGAGCACACCTAGCACATTGAATCTGACTGGTAGTCCTAGATCACCATTCTCGTATGATGTGGCAACAAGACCAGATCTAACAGTAGAACCAATACCACATGGTGACGTGAGAGTTGATATACCTGTGAATTGTGTAAGTGATTTACCAAGATATGATATTGATCTATCTTCAAACTCTATAAACCCCGTATTACCGAATCCAACTGTAGAATCCACATCAATAGTGGTAGATCCAACAGGTGCTGACCTTGTTATGAATGTTTTACCTATCTGTTGAAACTTACCTATGATGGTGCCTTTTGACAAAGCAATTTTGTAAAAACTTTTACCACCAAAGACTGCTCTCTCTACCCCTGTGATTGAACCACTTGTTTCTAATGGTGTGGTCTTTTGTATAATACTTTCACCTGTAATCTTGAGTGGATCACCGTCAATCAACTCACATATTAGCACCTCATCCACTCTGTACTGAGCATCTGATGGACTTATGATATATTTTGATGGTTGAATCATTTCAACCTTCTCACCGTACAGTGCACCAAATAATATCTTGAACGCCTCCTCAGTTCCTTTTGACTTATAAAAATCTTTCGATTGTCTAATGAAGTTTGATTGATTTAGATCTTCATCTAAATTTCTTTCCGCAAATCCTGATAATACTTGTTTCTTTAGTTTCTTTAGAAACTCTTGTAAAAATACATTACTTAAGTTGTGAACTCTAGTGTTCACACCGTGAGTTGCTACTCCACTATTGGTAAATGTTAGATATTCTGGTTGATTGGTTCTATTGTTATTTTCTATACCACTGAACCCTCTTACACATCCCTCAAATGACGTAGAGCCAATACCTGTATATGTAATAACTTCATTATCAATCTTTAGTAAACCAAATTGATTTGGCCATCCATCTGTAGAGTCAACGTATATTGTGTCGTCGTTTGCTCTCGTATATTGACTTACTGATGTAAAACCAATAAGATTTTCTGTGTTTAAAAAATCTAAACTTTTGTATTCAACAAGATTTTCAGCGATGTCTATGGCACCACCTTGATATTCTTGAGAAATATAATACTGTTTTAGAAAATCACCTAAAAGAGGATTCTCCTCGTCAATTACCTCTGGTATTTGACTCTCAATTATTTCATTTATTTTGACTTTTGTTAATGATGTCTGTATCATTAGTATCCGTATCCACTACTACTGCTTGAGGATGATGATGAAGATGACGAAGGTGGTGGTGTTGATGTCATTGTTGTTGACGAACTATCTATGGCAGCACTGTCAGCAGCAATTCCCAAACTCTCTGCCTTGGTAGCGTATATCGTATCATGAGGAGTAGAAACATGGATAGCACCAACCATTTTCTTACCAGTGGTGGGATGGAAGTGGAAAGGTCCATAATATGGATTACCGTTCACATACCCAACTAGATTTGAGGAACTTGCGGTGCTAGTAATGATAGCACCTCTGACTTTAGCACCATTACTGTAACTGGATTGTGGATTATACCTTGTACCAGATGTATTTGCACCCGTAGATATTGGATCTTCTCTCATAAAGAAGTTGCTATTAGATACGTCAAACTGTAGATATAATTCTTTCCTTGCTAGTATGTCATTTGATTGTGGTATCGCCTGTATCTCAATAATATTATCTGATAATACTGTACCTGTGACATTTACTGTGTCAATTATGACTTCACCCTTTTTATAATCAACAGATCCGAATGTTGAAGATAATATTTTGACATTAGTGTCGGAGTCAAGTTGAAATAAGAAAAGATTGCCTGTATCACCAGATACATGCTGATCAGAGAAGTATACTGTACCAGACACACCAGATACATTGAATCCAGTGGACTTGATATTATAAGATGACTCATTTCTATGGAAGGTATTGTCAAAACATATCTCATATTGACTAAACACATTCAATTGTGCTACTAAATTTCTTCTTATTCTAACAGTTGTAATGTTTGATGTAATAGAATCGCTTACTCTGTCGATAAGTGATAATACCTTACTATACTTAAATCTACCACCAAATTTATTCAATTCAGTGCCACTCGCAAATAAACTCATGGCATTTATAACATCAGTTCTTAGATTTTGAGTATCACCAACAAAGTTTGAATTATAATACACATAAGAATCAAGTTCTACATATAAAAATTTCAAATCAATAATCTCTGGTACTATACCTGCTACAGAATAGTTCTTCAAAGATGATAATATTTGTCTTTTAGTAAATTCTGATAGGAAAGATCCGTTTTTAGGTTTAGCAGCGATATACACTCGACCATACTTAGGAGGTGTCAACTCCTCTCCACCAAAGGCACTTATTGACTCTATGTTAGGATATACAGATGGCACTATCGCTTCATAATCATTTGCTGTGACTGCCCTGTGCTGTGATGAATATAATCTAGGTGCATAGTATCTGACACTTCTGACATCTTCTATATCATCACCATTTTGCGAGGGAAATTGAGGTGTTATAGAAGCAGCTACATCTGTTTCTGTGGCAAGATTTTCATTTGTTATTGTGCCTGAAAATAGTAAATTTGAAACACCATTTCCTTCCTTACCTTCTGTCTTAATGTAAGATATATCTATGATGTTGCCATTATTCAACTTTTGCCCAAATATTCCATCACCAAATAATACCTCATACTTCTCATCTGTAGTTTCTTGAATAAGGTAAATGTTTGATGTGGATGTTACACCTATGATATTATCCACTAATTTATATTCAGTTTCTGTAGTGCTTGAGTTATTCTCCCTTACTTTGATTCTGATAGTCGAAGTGTCTATACCATTATTAGGTAAAATATACCTCTGATTTGGTAGAGAATCATTTACAACAAATCTAGATTCAAGATATTGTCCTTGAAATACTTCCAAGGTGCCTGCAGATTCACCTCCCGAAGCAGTTCCAGTTACCTTCTCAGGTATGGAGAATAAAAAATTAACATTTGACACAACACCATTACCTATCAAACCTGGTTGAAATGTGATGGTGTTTGTGCTTGATGTGATACCAGTAACATTATAATCAACTATCATTCTCGCTGCTCTTTTTGAGCGAGGAACGTAACCTATATTTCTTGCTAATGATACAACATTTTCTCTTAGCGTAGCACTGTCTATAAATGTCTCGTTTACAACTGCGTTAGTATTATATGCTGTGGTGTATGAATTATATGCTAGTAAATTTACAATGACAGAGAGGTTTGACCCCTCAAAATCCATGTCACTGAAGTTTGAGTTTTGTCTTAGGTAATCTTTTATTGAGGTTTTGATGTCCTCAAAGTTTAGATTGGTGAATTGTTGCAGTGCCATTATAACCTTGTTGGTTCTAGTATAAAGTTGACAGATTGTGTAGGAGCAGAGAGTCCAATAATGTCATAATTTATGATTACTTCTATAGCATTTTGATCAGGGAAAGACTTGAAATCTACATCTGTCAATCTCACTCTTGGTTCAAAATTTTTGATAACAGTCTCTATCTCTGTTTTCATGGGATCGATATAATCACTATTTGCCAACTCAAAAAGCGATCCACTGAGTCTTGTGCCAATGAGTTCATTAAAGAACACCTCACCTCGTATAATACGAACTAAATTTTGCACAGAACGTTTGATAGCATCCTCATTTTTTAATGTGAGGATATCTCGTGTTACTGGATGTTTTTTAAAGGACAAAGAAATATCTTTGAAACCTTGCGAAAACTTCTGTGCTGGCACTCGTTTTTATAGTCTGGGTATATTTATCATTATTTAGAGACAAAAAAAGACCCTCTACTGAGGGTCGTCTTCATGTCCTAGGTATCTCACCTCTATTTCATCAGGATGAGGAAACCCTTCTCTGTAATAATCTTCTGCCAATTCTTGTATTTTATCCTCCATTTCTTCCTCCGTAATTGACTCAAACTCTAAAGATCCCTTGATGTATATGTCATATAATTCCATGTCAGTTATGTTTATCATACGACTTATCTATATGATTCTAGTTTTCTCATGACCAACACGACACTGAGGGTCTATCCATATTTCAAACCCTGCTTTAATTGCATCAAGACAGAATGATACATCCTCTCCACACATATCTTGTACCTCACCAGAATCAAACACCTGCATTTGTGGTGCAAACCATGGATACTTCATCTCTGGATGTTCAAATACACCTTTCTTGATAAGTAACCAACCAAACCCAGAATAATCCACAGTAAATGGTTTACGACGTTTTACTATACCCTCAACCATCTCATGATTCATGACTCCACCATTTTCTTTGAAATCATCTTCCTCTAACCAATGAGCACATGATGTTGTTCTACCATCTTCAGTTGCATACCAACCACCTGCTATATCTTTTTGCATAGCAAGCACACGATAAAAGGTTTCGTTTGTAAATACTATGTCACTATCAATCCATAGTTGATAATCATATTCTAATTTACCATCCCAAGGTAATTGATCAGGTCCTCGTAAAACATTTGCACCAAGACACTTGCATCTTGCAAAGTTTACCATAGAACTATAATCTTGTGCTATCTGTATATTTGCTCCGTTCTGCACCAACTCAAAACAGAGTGATACGAAATTCTTTAGGAAGATGTATGATACGCCTCTACCAGGTAAGCAAAATACAATACTCTTACCTTGTAGAAGTTGCTTTGCTGCTTCAATATCAAAAGCGTCTTTTGCGTCAACAGTTGGTGGTTTAGACACCACCTTAAATCCTTTAGCCATAATTAGAGTTCAGTCATATTCATTATAACACTTTATATAGCGTCTATCAACTCAATGATTTTATTTGCTATCGCTTTGTGTCCTTTCGCACTTGGATGACCACCATTAAATCCATTTGCATAATGATAGGGGCATTGTTTCAATCCCTTGAGTATGTCCATTTGCATGAAGGTGGGTTTATAATCCTTACATAAACTTCTCCAATATCCTATTTTATTCTCGTAAAATCTTTCTGGAAATCTTTGCGTATTTTCGTAATGCTCTGCTATGACTGACACATATTTTTGACCTATGCTTTTACAAAAAGAATCAAATAGAAATATATTTTTCCATAAGTTTTCTGCTCCTAATACCTCATTGTATATTCTTGTGTAATAATCTCTTTGTCTAACAGACTTCAATCTTTGAGGTGTCCACTTCTCTGGTAAAACATTTGCGTCAAAAAATTCTATTCGTTGTGTGACAGTGAATTGTAAAACTACTAAATCTGGTCTTGTGCCTTGTAAGTATTCAATTGTTCTTCTTACTATCGCATCATTACTGATACCACATTCTGACATGTTGTGTCCTTTAGTATTGTAATGATCTGCAACGAGTTTGCTGTATCTTTCATCCAACCTATTAACTAATTCATCACCCCATGTAATACTACACCCACTAAAAGTAATTAATTTCATAATTTAGTTTTTTCTATAACATAGTCTACTATATTATGCGAGATAATATTAGTGTCTCGCACATACTTTGCGTATTGCTGTATTCTTTTGAAAAGTCTAAGTGATGTTTTTGTATTGAGTCTTGATGCCCTTACAATTTTAGTTATAATACTTCTATCAAAAACATAATCTTCTTTTCCTAAGTATGTGAGTAGAATTGTTTCTAAGTCTTGCTCACTAGGTTTGACTTCGTGACAAACAAATTTGGATTTCAAATCACTACAAAGAAGGTTTAGGTCTTTGACTGCACCTATCACAATACCATGACCCATAAGTGTCAAAATACTTTCTTGATGTCTGTGTATCTCATCAATGAAAATGTAACCATAAGTATCTCTCAATAATTCTCCTAGAGTAGATTTACCCACACCCATTTCACCGTAAAGTAAAGTATGAGATTTCACATCTGGAATCTGTCCAATATATTCTTCAAGACTCTGTGGTCTAGAAAACTGTAATTTCATACTTCTCTTCAAATAATTTTGCATCTTCTATTGTATTGACCATTGGTTTACCTTTAATATTCAAAGAGGTATTCAACAATACAGGACATCCTGTACGTGCATACCACGCCTCCAGTATTGGTCTCAGTATGCTCTCTGAATCTAACGGTACCGTTTGTACCCTCGCACTACCATCGACGTGTATACAAGCAGGTATCGCCTTAGGTTGCTTACACTTATAGACATAGGACATGTATCTCGAATTGGAAGGCATATCAAAGTAGTCCTGACAATGCTCCTCCAAAACTGCAGGGGCAAAGGGTCTGAATTTGTCTCTTCGTTTGATTTCATTTACTAAGTCTTTTGTGCTAGCTTGCCTCGGATCCGCCAATAAACTTCTATTACCGAGAGCACGAGGACCAAACTCAGCACGGCCATTCGCAACCCCCACGACTCTTTTTTCGAGGAGTGCATCAACAACTCTCCTTGGATCACAGAACTTTTGTATATTATATCCGAGGTATGGACTGAAAGCAACCTTCTTACCATATGCCAAACATGCTGCACCCAGAGCACCCCCTGCGTCGCCAGGACAAGGCATAATCCAAAGATTATACATTTCCCTTAGACCTGTGTTTACAACGCAATTCAAGGCAACACCACCCCCATAGCAAATATTCTTACTATATCGTGACGCTATGTCAAATATCTCATTAAGTTCTAATTGCAATATTCTTTCTGCACTTTTAGCGACATCACACTTATCATAGTTACCTAGTCTAATTCCTTTGTGATTATTTCTGCGTAATGCTCTCTCTACAACATTCAAGTGCACAGGATGACCATACGCTGCCATACCCATGAAGATGTATTCCTCGTCTAATGGACGCAGACCTGCCCACTTTGTCAACGCAGAGTACCATAAACCAATAGATTGCGGATACCAGCGTGACCACACTTTCTTATAACACGCATGTCCTTTGACATACTTTGCTGTCCATATGGATGTGCAATCCCACTCACCTATACTATCAACCACCACACACGCTGCCTGATCAAAAGGTGATGTTTGAAACGCTGCTGCTGCGTGTGATTTGTGGTGACTATGATACTCTGTTGGTTTGAGAGATAAGTGTCTTTCTCTATACCACGCTTTCTGACCTGCAAAGAATTGTCTAGTTCTTTTATAAAAAGGTCTTTCGTAAAACGCTATCTTACCATCAGTTGATAAAAGTCTTGCTGTAGACGATGCTGTGACATCTAAATGTTTATCATGTTTTCTTCCAGAGTATCTCTCTGAATGTGCTGCGTAAGGTATTCTACCATTGTTTACAACTGCTACAGCAGCATCATGAAACCCTTCACTAAAGCCAATCATATATTCTCCCTCGTCTCCTCATGTCCTTCATTTTTCTCATCATAACATATTCTTTTGCCATTTTCTCATATTCTTCCCTTTCAGGATAGTCGCCAGGATGAGTAGAAGTTCTTTCTAAATTATCTTTCTCAAAACCAAAAGTATCTTTATAACTATCTCTATCCATGTTGAAATAAAAAGTTTCTATATTGTTTTTCTTAAAATACAATTCAATTCTCCTTACTTGCTTTACAACGGTATCAAGATACTTCCATAATAATCCCTTATCAATTTTGTACAATTCCAAAGCATTTTCAGTTTTATATCTTTGCAATACATGACTATGACTATATCTTTTTAATTTACTTGCAAAACAATCAATCAAATTTTCTTTATATGGTATGATATTTTTTCTTGTTTTGTATTTCTCAACAACGTATTTCTCTATCTCAGTCGTATCTGTAACCACTGGATGACGACCTAACATGTGTCTACCCATGATTGAGAATGGATCAAAGATAAAATCTACATCACACAACTCATCTACAAAAGGTTGAATAGAGGAATGTAGTGTATTATTTTTACTCTTGAGATATGGTTCTAAAAAAGTGTTTAGATAACTTGTAGATGGTGATACAGGAAAATATTTCTGCAACTCTCTAAACCACTTGTCAGTAAAAAATACTTCTACAGGGTCTTTGTCCTTCATTAGGACATCAGGAGGTTTTCTCTCATTTACTTTTCCAAAATATTGCTCCATGAGGTCACCCCCTACTTCGCTTGTATTTGAATGAAGTTTAGTGTCGTCAATTGGGATACTCGCTACTTTGTTTAGGTATTCATGTCGTTCACCAACATTAGCGATAGCAGCTTTTTCACCAAATGTAGTTTTAGTTTTTATAGGTGTCTCAACCTTTGAATGTCCCTTTCTTATTACAAATGTCTTTTCTATTCTTTTGTTATATTCACTGGGATGATGCCACTGCTTATAGAAATAGTATGGGTATTTAATTTTTGTATATGATTTCTTGTTTACCTCAATAAGTTGCATCATGTGCATTTTACCCATATTAGGTGTTGCCCAATAATTGATCATATGTATTCTCCCCATGTATCAGGTAAGACCCCAAATTCATCCACCCAGTCGTCATACACAGTTGATAGTGCGTTTCTACCATATTGATACAACTCTGGTGTTATAGGGTCTCTGACTGATCCCCACTGGTCTTTTAAGTATTCATATTTTGGTGCTTTGTCTGCTGCTTCAGGCCAAAAAGCATTTTCATGAATTTTTGTAATAGGGAATTCTAAAAAATCTGATAGTTTTTTCGTCTGCTCTTCAAACCTAGAAGGTTCCCAAAACTCCTCCATTACAATTTGTAATGTTGGCACGTATTTTTTGATCTTACGATAAAATTCAACATAAAAACGTGTGCAAGATTTTTTTAATTCGCCCTTGAATAATTCCTTCATTGTTTTATAGTCATCGTCCATTTTTAGACCAGGATATATTTCTCCTTTCTTATACCATCTGCTGCTTGGACAATTACCAGTAAATTTTGCACTAAAATCTGAATATGATCTACGAACTGGATCTCTACAAACAAACACACACTTGATATCAAAATGTGATTGAAGAATTGGTATGTACTTGTCGAGAAAAGGTTTTCTCAACCAACAATTACCATTTGCAAAGTCAGATACACCATAATAATCATGTTTTATATTTTCATAATGAATTTTATAATACTCAATATATTTCTCAATACTAGGTGGTTCTGCAATCCAATCTCTAATAAATTCTTCTGAGTGTCTTGTATATGGTGAGTGACGATTCAGTATTGGGGGGACATTAGGACTGTCTTCACCTAATAATCTTTCATACGGGTCAGACGTATATGTCCACATTGGTTGATTATAGTATTCATAATTTTCCAATTCATTCAAATAACCAGTTTCTTTCTGGTGCCCACCATGAAAACCCTTATTATCTAATGCGACAGTATAGTAGAAGGGAGTGGTTGCAGAGTGACCCCAACCACAAAAAATTAATAAAGGTATTTTACTCATTCAAAAAATCCCACAGGTCATTTGTAATTTTGTAAGGATTGACCGCAAATGTTGGAAAGTGACAACTGTACCTATCCAGAACTTGCTCATATTCTTTAGTATATACCACCAAACCTTTTACGTCAAAATATGGTTTGAGTTCATTGTATAACTGATTTATAAAATCATGTGACAAGTTGATGAAAGAAGACGTATCTATTGTATTTTCTACCACACCTTTATATAAAGGATAAATTGCATCACAATACGTTTTATAAACATCAACGTATTTTTTTATTGTGGGCGGGTTTTTTTCGCCATCTGTGGTATTATTGTAAATTTTACCCAAAGCATCACACTTGTACAAAGATGTGCCAAAAGTTTCTATCCAATTATATGATTCAAGTTTTCTGCCCTGACAAATCTTTTTCTGTGATAGTAAAAAATAGAGAGGATCAATTTTCCCAACTTTACCGTAATGTGCAGCACCACATAAAAGGAATAGTGGTTTATTCATCCTCCTCATAGATGTATGGATCTTGTCGACGCAACTTCCAAAGTTTATATTCTCCTTTGATCCAGTCCCATAGTCTTTTCATGATTATTCCCATTGGTAAGGTATATATCCAAATTTTTCCTTGAAGTTTTTGTAAATCCAATCTAATTTACATCTACCCTCTTGCAAATCACTCAATGATAAATCTTGCATATCTGAACTCCACTGATCTCTCAATCCTTTTATTTCTGGTCTTTTAGTTCCTCTCTCAGGATAATATACGTTGACATGCATTTTTTCTATCTTATGATCTATGAAATCAGATAATGCTGAAGGATCTTTCCACGCCTCCTCCATAACAATCGCATAAACTTTGTCGAAAACACTCCACTTTTCAAAGTTAGTAACGTAATCTGGTACAAAAAAACGAGAGGGTTTTACAATTTGACTTTTCCAATATGAAATACTATCAGGATATGTTTTTTTGATAGTCTCCCAATGTTTCGCTTTTTCAGGATCTCTTATCTTCCATTCTTTAGGAGCATTATCATTATCTGTCATATTTTTATACCAATTTGATATTTGTGAGTATGACCGTCTTACGGGGTGCCTCCATATCATAGTTACTCGCACATCAAACTCTTCTTGTAATACGGGGGCGATTTGTTTCAAGAATTGTCTAGGTAAATCACCATTACTATTTGAAAAATCACTAACACCCCTATATCCTTCCTTGACACGACTTTTCATATATTCAATGTACCAACTCAAAGTTGTATTCTTTCTTACAAAGTCCATGCCTCTGTGTTTATGCTCAGTGTGCCAGTAATACTTTGCATGAACTGGTTTATACATTCTTTCATAGAGATAATACAACATATTGCTTTCAGTTGTTTCGCCTCTATGACAATATCCTATTTGTTCAAGTGTGTAACAAAGTGGTTTAGTTGCTGACCATCCTACACCTGCATTGATGTGTAATATGGGTTTCATTTCATCCATGCCTCTGGTATACACCCAAATGTTTTTGCAAAATCTGAGTAGATGTAATCAAGATGCTCTAAACAATACCTGTGAGTTTCTAGATCAAGATCTATTTTGTCAGATTGCCACTGATCTTGTAAGTAAGGATGATGTGGTGCTTTACTTCCCATGTCAGGATAATATACATTCTCATGTATATCTGGTAGGGGAAAGTTTAAAAAGTTTTCTAATGGTTTGGTGTCACCTGCCCAAAACTCCTCCATAATTATAGGGTGCACATTATCTTTACCCCATACCTCAAGGTGTCTTCTGTAGATATCCGAATAGTATGCGTTAGGTTCTAATCTACCTCCTACACACATTTTGATGTGATCCTTAGGATCTGGTGAAACGACGTTTGACACAGAGAACAA